TGCATCATTTGTGTAAAATGCAAGTTGACCGCTATTTGATTGAGTACCTCCTGTACCAGTTATACCTCTAATTTCACCAACTAACCTTGTAGAATTAGAATTGTAAAATTCAAGGTTTGCAACGTGTAAGTCGTTTGCATTACCTCTACTTCCGCTAACTCTTGTAAAAGTCGCACCACCTGTCGTTACTTCTAAAACTCTAGTTCCATCTACCCCACTAAACCGCCCAGTTCCGTTAACATCTAGCTTAAAGCCAGCGTCTGTTGTTGTGCCGACAAGTAGGTTGCCTCCGCTGGTTATAATAAGTGAATTATCAGGAGCGCTTCTATTTACAATAAACTTTAAGCCTGTGGACCCTACGTTTGAGGCTAGTCCAATATTAGTACCATCATTAAATAAATAACCAAAATTACTTCCAGTTTGTAAAGTTAAAGCAATTGTACTTGATGCTTGGTTTAAATGTAATAAAGTAACTGGCGAAGCCGTACCAATTCCTACGTTTGTTCCATTGTCAAAAACTTGGCTATTCCCAATCGTTGAAGCTCCAGTAAACTTTGGCAAGTAGTTAGTCGTACCCGTTCCAGTTACTGGGTTAGTCAAAGCGTTCTGCTTGTTGTTAAAGGTAGTCCAATCAGTACTTGATAGGAATCCACTTTGCGAACCGCTTGCTTGCTGAATAGTAATGTTAGGCGTTGTGCCTCCGCTAGAAAACAAAGGACTTGACGCAGTAACCGCGGTTACAGTACCAACGTTGTAAGTTCTATTAGCGCTTAAATCTTGAGTCGTCCCGTTTATAGTAATTGTCCGAGTACTTGGAACATAAGCCGAGCCAATGACTTGGGCCAATGTCTTATTCTCCCATAATCCGCCAGCTTGCAACTGCAATAAATCGCCAGTCGTTCCTGAGGTAATCTTTACCCCTTCGTCTTGGTTAATATTAGAGCCGTAAGTTGGCCGTACTAGAATTGTGCCGTTGTTAGTCGAGTTAATAGCAGCAGCAACCAAGACAATGTTATTAGGAGCAACGGGAGCCGTAGTTTGAAAAGCACCAGCGACAGAGGTCGAGGCATAAAGCAAAGCGCCAGCAGTATAACCGCTAGTATTTACCCCAGTCAACTCGCCAAAGTGCATTACTTGACCAAATGAGCCGTTGGCAATTACCTCAGCCGTAACGCCCATAAAATAATTACTTGGGTAAGTTCCATTAGCCAAGAAAGGAGCGATTTTTAAATGTCCACTCGCACCGTCTGTTCCGTCAAACCTTACCGCCGTACCTTTTGGAATACTTGACCCAGTCGAGTTCTTGACATAAAAGAAAGTATCTTGGCCAATGTGCTGAAGCGTGCCATTCATAATCAAAGCGGCCGTGCTTCTTGAGTCATCCCAATAAATACCGCCTTGCTCTGTCGGAATATTTGTTGGCGTAGTGTCTAGCGTAACAAAGCCAGTATCCAAGCCAAACTCTCCAAAATCTACGTTTGAAATAGCACCTGAATAAGGCACATAATTGCTACTCCCTGACGGATTAACAGGGTCTTGCCCTTCGGAAACAACAAAGCCAGGAGAGGCTGGAGTCGAGCCAGTTCTAGGTACTTGCGCTCTGTATTTGCTAATATTTACGTCTTCCATTTATGTCGTTGGTTCTATTCCTAAATCGTAAAGCTCAATTCTCGCCGTTCCTTTTCTGCAATCAAGTTCGTAACTAATTAGCGCCCAATATCGTCCGTTAAACAAGAAACTTCTAAAAGGGTCAATTGGTCTTCGCTCAATCGTTGCTAAAACTCTGTAATTCGTTCGGCCTTTCAAGTTAGCTAATTCTTGCACGATTATATCTAACAAAGGTAACTCTTCAACTCCATCTCTTGTCCAATCCGTAGAAACTGCGTTGTCAAAATCTAGCAATCGAATAGCCGAAACTGAGTTGCTCGTAATTGCGTCTCCAATGTATGTATTATAGTCAGGATGCACGTTTGCATAAGGTGAGCCAGTAACCGCTTTAACTCCTAGCTTAGACAAAGATAAGCCATCCGTTTTCTCAATCTTTAGCGAGAGGTTTTCATACCTTACAACGTATCTGTTAGGAGTTCCGCCGTTGCAGATTAGTTGATGCAATCTAATTTCAACCTCGCCGTCAACTGGGACTAATACGTTATTTATTGCAATGCTATTCCAAACCGAGCCAGCCGTAACCGCGAACTCCATGACAGTACTTGTGGCAGTCCAAGCAAAGGTTGTGGCCCCACTTCTTGACAAGTATTGGTTGCCAATCTTAATCATTAATCCAACGGAATGAGCGCCAGGAGTTACCGCGTAACTTGTGCTTACTCTTTCGACCATGTATTGAAAGGTCAAAGAAATAGTGTTGGCAGTCTCCTCTGCAATTGTAATGGCTCCTCCAGTTGTGTTGGTACTTGCCGAAATCCAAGACAAATTCGGGTCGTCTATTCCGTCCGTTGTGGTTGTCGTCCATATTTGCACATATTCGCCACCACCTGAAACGTATTGCACTAAGGCCGTGCTTCCACTTGGCACGCTTGATGGCTGGTTACTTGGTATTGCCTTGTGATAATCCCAAAGCTTTAGTTGATAAATCCCATTATAAGTAGAGCCAACTCCGTTTAAATTCCACTCCTCAATTGCGAACTTAGCGTCAAATATTCCGCCTTGGCTATTAGGGTCTAATACTCCAAGATTTAGATAAGAGTTAAACTCTGTAAATACTCTTCTCGCGGTCTCTTCAGGTAAGTTAATATCAGCGTTTAAATCGTCTCCGTTTACAATTGTATTTGTTGCGGTTAAACTTAGGTCGGGCAAAAATTCGTACATCTTGTAGGATAACTTGCCAAGCTCGGTCAATCTCACAACGTAAAATTGATTTTTCCACAAAAACACTCGGCAAAGGAATGGGTTAACCATTCTTTCGATTGTGTCTTTTAGGTAAAGTTGCTCGTTTTCAATCCTTACGCCGTTGCTAAATTTAGCGTCTAGTCCATCGGTAAAGATTGCATTTTGTGGCACGTTAAATTGACGGAAAACGCTTTCGTCTGAATCCATCCTAGCCTCGTGGATTTCGCAACCAATAAAGACTGGTCTTTGCTCTACAAAAGATTGATTTAAAGCTCCAACAACTGCCGACAAAGCCTGGGTTCTAGGGTCAGGCCAAGAGGTAAAATTGGAGCGTATAGAATCAAATCCTTTCAATCCATCAATTGCAGTAAAAGAGAAAAGCTTAGGGCCGCTCTTAAATTGTGATGTAATAAAGTCAGGTGCTATGTATCCGCTAAAGAAAGATTGAACTCCTTCAAACAAAACATAGTTTATTCTATTTGTTCCGCTTGTTGCGCCCATAACAAATCTATTATTACCAAATGCAATGCTTTCAAAAGTTGCATTAGAAGCCGCTGGTATTGCAGTCCAATTTATTGCATTTGTAGAGTATGCTATTCGGTTAGTTCCAAAATCTGTTACCGCAACAAAATATCCGTTACCAAAAGCTATTGACTGAGGAGAAAATGCTATTGTATTATTAATCCACGTAAGTCCATCAACTGAATAATGATTTCCAGTTGTAAATAATCCATTTGCAAATAAAATTGTATTAGACACAAATCCAGTTCCTTGCTCTGCCCAAGTTAAACCATCATAAGAGGTAAAGGTTGTTCCGCCTGGTGAACTATCTGAAACCGCAACCCAAATTCCATTTCCATAAGCAACACCGCTGAACGTAGGATTTATTGCCGTTGTTCTTGATGTCCAAGTAATTCCATCGGGAGATGTCATTATTCGATTAGTTCCAGACCTTGCAACGGCAACAAATAATCCGTTACCATAAGAAATAGCTTGAAACCACATCGCTTCGCTTGGTGTTCTACTTGTCCAAGTAACTCCATCGATAGATGTACGAATAAATGAAGTAGGAATACCACTAGCTATAGCGTATCCAACTGCAACAAATAAGCCATTTCCAAATGTTACGTATTCAACATTAAAACTTCCAGCCGTTGTCCAAGTTATTCCATCACTAGAATAGGAAATTGAAGAAAATGCACTTACAAATAAACCATTTCCAAAAGTCATACTTCTGAAATTGTTAATGGGAACATTAACGGCTTGCCAATCTGTAATATCGTTGTTTGCGCTAATTTGATTTAAATCTACTCTCCAAGTACGATTCCCACCAACTAGAAATTCGTTAAAATCTCCAGTTTCGCCAGCTATTGTAAAGTCAACCGAGGAGCCGATTATTGTTTCTAATGGGTCGTTTCCAGTATTACCCCAATTGTATGTAATATCGTTAATCTGCAAAGGAGTAACCGCTCCTGAGTAGCCAGTTCTGAAAATTTGCAAGTTCCAAACATTGCCGCCGTAGTTAGTCGCATAACCTCCCTCGTATTTTAATCCGTAGTCATTTACAGGAGCATTTTGGCCAGTTAAAACCGTGTAAATTTTAACATCCTCACTTGGCATCGTATAGCTAAAAGACAAGCTAGAAGACAAGAAAGTATTGCCTGGCGAAGTATACCACATTGCCGTATGATATCCCGATTCAGGCGCAACTGCAATTGTAAGCGAATCGCCTTCTGTGTAGAATTCTAAAGGAGCAACGCCGTTAATGGTAATCGTGCCAAGACCTTCTCGAACTGCAAGTAATAATCTGTAATCGTTAGCCATTAGCCTTTATTTATCTTATTGTTTGCTTGTCCTAAAACATAAACCAAATCCTGTCCTTTTACTACAAACTCGCCGCTCACATCTCTGTTTTGCTCAAATAAACCACCTTGAGCGCCTCCAGTAAATGATGAGCCACCTCCAACTCCTGAGCTTCCAACTGAAGAGCCACCGCCTCCACCTCCACCACCTCCTCCGCTTGAACCTCCAAGGCTTTTAGCTTTAGATGATACAAAACCAGCCAAAGCAATTAATGCCACTCCAGCTCCAATTGCGACCGCTGGATTAAGCGTTTGTAAAGCCTTTTTAATACCAGCAATTGCCAAACCAGTTCCGATTGCAAGTTGTCCTAATTGATTTAAAACTCCAGCAAGTCCACCAAGCAAAGCCGCTCCAGCCGCTTTTACTACATTGCCACCACTTGCCAAAGCGTCACCAATTGCAAAGGCAAAGTCTCCAAGAGTTTGTTGCGCTCCTCCTTCAATAACTCCAGCAACCTCAGAGTTGAACTGAGCAAGCCTTAAAACAAAAGCCGTTAATTTTGAGTCGTCAATATCTGCTATTTCAGGCGCTATCTGAATTTTACTTAAATCAATTTCTTGCAATTTGCCCAAAGACGGTGCAAGCTCTGAAGTAATTGTTTGAAGCTTTTTAAATGCGTCGTTTCTTAATTGATTCCCTAACTCAGTTTGTGCAATTAATTCGTCTTCTAGTTTTAACTCTTTTTCCTTTTCTGCATTTACGGCTTTTGTTGTTGCCAATTTTGTATTTACAACTGAAGCTCCAGCTTGTAACTGTTTTGTAATCTCTTGAGTTAATTGGTTATTTTCTTTGTTTATTCTTGTGATTTCTCCTTGTAGAGTTGCCTCTTCAGTTAAAGACTCATTTGCTTTATTGATACTTTTTATCAAAGTATCATACCTCTGCAAATCTCCCTGAGTTAAAAAACCTTCTTTTTGTCTTTTCTGAATTAATGCATCCAATTGAGCCTGAGCCGCTGAAGTTTCTTGTAATCTTTGCGCTCTTTGCTCCTCCAATTTGGTTTCAATTCTTAATAAATCAATCCCATTTTGTGCAATTTGATTAGTTGCCGCTTGTGCTTTTGCTTTAGCCAATAAATTAGCCGCGACTTTTAAATAAGCCTCACCAACTTGACCATTTAAAATTTGCTCTTTAGTAAGGTTGCCAAAATAGTCAGGATAAAGCTTTTGTAATTCATTAACCGCGGCCAATCTTTTATCCGTACTAACTGCCGTATTTGTGGCTTGTAATTCTAAGCTTTTTAAAACTGCAAGTTCCTTTTGTGCATCTTGCGCTCCTTTTAAAGTAGCCGCCGCAACTCCAGTTAATGTCTCTTGGTATTCCTTTAATGCCTCGTCTAAGCTTTTAGCGTCCTCTTCAGTTTTAAAGAATCCTTTTTGTTGTAAAATAGTAAATGCAGTAGTTAGCAAAGAAATACCTAAAATTAAGGCGTTTCCTGAGCTAAATATTGAAGCAAAAGATTGTTTTAAAGCCGCGCTTGTTGAGCCAGTTGTATTCTTTAGAGTTTGAAATGAGCTAGCTAATTGCGTAATGTTGTTACCAATACCAATGATTCCAAAAGGAGCGTCCTGGACAATTCTAGCAAAGTCTACACCAACGGAATTATAACCTTGAGTCGCCTGGGTTAGCTTTTGAACTTGTGGCGCCGTTGTTTGAGCTGCTTTGCCTAATTTGTCAAGTTGACTGGTTGCGGTGTTAACGCCAGTTGTTAAACCAACTACGTTTGCCCCAATCTCAACCTCTATTCTTGGATTTGCCATTTCTTTCTAGTTTACTTGCAATTTCTAACAATTTCTTTGCTTTCGCAAAGTCTTGAGGTGTTGACTCTAAATGCTTTGGCGTGTTATCCCAAGGCAATGGCCAAAGTCTTTTGGGGTCTAGGTTAGCTCCTTTTTTTAAATGAGGATGTAAACCAATTACCGCTTGAACTCTCATTGCCTCAATCATGTCTTTTTGGTCAATCTCGTGACCTTTTATTAATGCCTTTAACTCTTTACGGCTTAAACAAAAAAGTTGCTCATAGGGCACCTTAGTACGTCCTACGAGCAACATTAAATTTTCACGAGCGGAATACTCTTCGCTCTCGTCTTCATTTATGTTTTTTTTTCTTGTGTTTCACCAATACCCAACTCCAAAAGCAAGTCGGCCAAAACATCGTTAAATAACTTCATTACATCTTTGCCCTCAACCCAAACTTTTAACTCATCCAAAGCAACTGGATTTGTTGATTTACGCAAGCAAGCAACTTTGTGGCATTCGTGTAATAAAGCGTAAATGTAATCTAGTTTCGGTATTGCGTTGCCAGTAAATGCTTCAGCAATTCCTAATCCTGTAAAATCCTCAAAGTTTGCCAATGACCCAAGATTTGGGTAAAAGAAAATCTCCCCTTCTTTAAAAGGAGCTGAATGGTACTTAGCCATATATTTTGTTTAGGTTGGTATAACGCTAATAACAGGAGCGCCAGCAAAGTCGAAAGTTCCTGAGAATGAAACTTGAGAGTTTCTTTCCGCGGTTATCTCAATTGAGTTTAATTGCGCGTCAACTGTAATGATTTTATCACCTGACTCAGTACCTCCAAAAACCAATTCAAATACTTTTCCGATGTCTTCCATCAAGTCAAAAGCTGAGAGGTTGGATGCTCCAGTAGATGCAAAATCTAGGTCTCCTGAGAAAGAGAAAGAGCCTGATTTGTCGCCGCCTTCAAGTCTAACTCCATAATCGCCTGTGCAATCGTTTCTAACGGTTACAGACTCGTTGGAAATTGAAACAGAAGCGGAAGTTTTACAAACGACTGGAAGAGAGTTCCACTCGAAAGTAAAGAAATTGCCTAATTGATATGTTGCCATTGCTTATTCGTTTTAACAAATATACATAAATTTTTATTTATCAAGATACTTGGAAAACATCCAAGGTATAAGACAAGATTTTTTGGTAAGCTATTTGGCTACTGCCTTGCTCAATTTGTGTTCTGCTAAAGTTTTTTCTAATCTCTAAAACTTGCAAATCGGCTGGAAATGTCAAATAATCCAAAGTCATTTTTAATTGAATAGCATTGGAAATATTTTCCGAAAGCTTTTTACCTCCGTTACCTTGTGCAAACTTAGTTACAATATTGATTTGAAAGGTTGCGTTTTGTCTAATGGAGCAATCGTTGCTTGTTGTCTCTGCTTCGTTTTGGTCTGTTATAAGGACGAAAGCTTGTGAGCCTTGGTAGATAGCTGGATTAATGCTAGGAGGTAACTCCGTATCGTAAACGGGCAAAGTAACACCGCTAAGCGTTAAAGGTGAAATTGCGGCAATGATTGCCTTTCTTATATCGGTTGCTATTTCTCTCATCCTAAATCTTTGTTTATTTCGTTCTCAATATCAGTCACTAAGTTAGCGGTATTCCTAAAGAAAGCTGGCATAAGGTAAGGCTGGCCAATGATTCGACCCTGACCATTTCGGTAAAATCTCCTAGCAATGTCTCGAACCTCTTGCGTGTATTGTGGATTAGAAAGAATTTCTCTTGCACTTAATCCAGTTCCAAATTCCAACCAAGCTTCAATCTCAAAAACTGGGTCGCCTGATTGAACGCCAACTCTCCAGGCTAAACCATTGTCTTCAACTACTTTGTCAATTCTTTGCTTAATATTTAGTGGTCTGCCTTGCCAACTTGCTGGAGCGTTTCTAATTGCCTCAATCTCAATATCCGTTGCCGTGCTTGCCAAAATATCTTTAACCGCGTCAATTACAATTTGCTCTTGCTT